CTCAAGGGTGTCCCAAACCTTTGACAAATTGGAGCGGAGTGTTGTCCAAATCAGCACACAACCGGGATCGCGTCGGCGGTCACGGCTACTACCCGGTTATAATGGGCCTTCTGACCCATGCAGTTAGAGCTGGAAGCGCGGAGAAGTTCCTGAAGTTGCCCGACGCTGCGTTGGGGACTCTCGCTCTTATTCCGGACGATCCGGAGTGGAACGCGTTACAGATCTGGAAACTCATGACAGAAGGAGAGAAAGTCGTCGACTGGCAGATGTGCCGGCATGCGGTTAAGGACGCGGGAGCTCATATCGTTTCCTACATCAAGCCCGATAAGATCATCCGTGGTCTCTGCGCAGGGTATGATGCGATGGTCGAAGTTGAGCCGCGTACTTACTATGAGATACTTGCTGATAATGCTTCTCGTGGTTGTGGTGGAGTCAAATCCGTTGCGACTAAGGGAGGTGCTGCAGCTTGGAACGGTGTCGTGGGTGGTGCATCCGGGGTGGGTTCCTTGGTGTGCCGAGGCGGGAATGCTTTCACAGGCGCCTGCTATAACTCATGCATCTGTCTCTTGGATTCAGCCAGTTGGGCTGGACGCCGTATTGTCAACACTGCCGGTGTTTGCATCGCGATCGGAGTTGTCGCGGGAGTTGGCTATTTGCTGTTCAAGTGGAGGTGGGCGATTGACAGGCGAGCCCAGGCACGCCTGCGCGGTTGCGGACCTACCATTCGCGAATGGATCGACGGACATGATTCTGGCAGCTGCTTGTACTGCCGGGGTGCATCCCAGATCCGACACAGCAAACATATGAAGCAGTTCGATGTGCCGATGATGCGGTGCTGGGGCTGCTGGCATAAACCTGCCCGCTACCAAATTTGGCTGCACGCCAGCGCTTTTGACCGCGGCATGTCCATCATCAATCGCCACCGTGTGAAAGGTGATTGGACTGCCGGTTCAGAAATGCAGGCGACGCACGGGGCCATTTTGCGTGAGATACCCGATTCGCTGACATGTAAGACGAGGCACAGCGAGGTCGTGTTGTTGGTGGCAGCTATGAACGCTACCACTAACTTCGTGGAGCCGTTGTCGCGCATTGACGATGCAGATGGTGACGCTTCTCTGATCGAGCCTTCGGGTTCGGTTCCCAAAACAGATTCTGGCGACGGGGGGGATGACGATGAGCAGCCTCCCCCGAGCCCACAGGTAAGAGCATCCCCGCGACCCGCTGCGACACCGGCAGTAGAAGGAGCGGGGCTCTGCTTACATGACGACGAAGCACAGAGGACGACCTGTGGACGATGTGGCAGCACATGTATACGCACTGATCATGTAGGACATGAGATGGATTGCGAGTGCTGCCTCGGAAGTGATTGGTCTCGTACCGATCAGGCTACATCATCCAACCCCTTTCGCATTGGGGCAGGCTTACAGCGCACAGAAGATACACAGACGTTTAAAGTGCGCATACCACCAGGATTCGACGATTTATCACCGCAACCTGAGGTTGTCCCTGTGCCTTTTGGGGCCTTGGGCCGAGGATATGCATCTGTGGCAGAAGTCAAATCATTGCCAGCACATGTCCACCTTAAGCGCACCGATCACCCCGGCGCTGGACGAGAGAGACAGATTGTTCAGCAGTCCGTTGAACTTGAATGCTACAACGCAGTCAAGGATGACGGAGGCTTGGACGCTGGCTCTCTGTTGCTGCATGAGAAGACTACCAATCCACAGTTCATGGTCATCGGTTCGAGAGTCGCCGAGGAAGAACTGCCCTATGTCGCCGGGTCAGGCCCGGATATTGAGGAAGCCGCAATCGCTAACCGGCATTTTGCTGAGAAGCGGAATGAGTTCGGAGGCTTAACAGGTGTTGTGCAGGAGAGTGCCATTCCGGCAATCGATGGAGCATGCGCAAGTGTCCTCAAGCTGTTACTCTCAGCTGGCCGAGTAGCCAAGGAGTTTCAAGACTACCCTGAGGACTATGACGTAAACTCCAAGGACGCCGCAGATTCTTTGCACAAGAAGAGCACCCTCCTTGCTGACTTCGAGTATTTCGCGTTCATTCCCTCTTCGTGGGGGAAGGAGCGTGGCAAGGCTGGCCTTTCCAAGTTGGCCAATACTCAAGAGGAGGTGAAGCAGAAGCACACATTCTTTGTGAAGCTGAATGAGGCTTTGCGGAAGATCAAGCCGCGTTTGATCCAGGCAAGTGGCGATGATGGGTGCATGGCGCACACTTTTGACGCCGGGTTTCTCGAGACCATCATGTTTGGAATTACGATGCTTGAGCGACGATCCGTGAAGCATGCTGGGCCCGAGCACTTGCGAGCACGTCTTGCAGGATTGCTCAAGCCTTTCATGGAAGGCTTTGCGATCTCCTTCGACTATGGTGCTTTCGACTCATCGAATTGCATCCACAAGGACGATCCTCGCCACTCCCTCAAAGAGCTAATCGAGAACAAGATCCTTAAGGCCATGTTTGGAGACGATGCTGAGATGAGCGATCAGACCAGGCATGCCCTTGAGGACCGTTGCAAGAAGTTCTTGAGATCGAAGAGTGCGTTTTGGCTGCTCTACACCAAGACCTACGGACGCGAGAGTGGAGACCGGGGCACTAGTTGCCTCAACTTTCTCGTTAACCTTGTGTTATGGCTGGCCATCATGGGAATGGAGTCAGCGTACCGCAAGACTTGCGAGAAGCACCCTTCAGCGAAGGAGCCAACCGACGGAGAACATCCCTGGATCAATGCGTTTGTTCAGGGTATGGAGTACGACGGCGAGATCGTGGACCGCTTCCTCCGAGGCGAGCCCTGCGGTTTCGAACTGGTTGCTGAGGGAGATGACGGTCTTTGGCTCTTCACTTCCAAATTCGCAGCAGCGTCACCAGGAGGAATGAGTGCTATGGCAGATCGGTTTCACTACTGGTCTTGCATGCAAGGCACCAACCTCGAGCCGCAGGACGAGACAGGTGAGGCGAAAGGAGAAGCACGTGTGCAGCGCGTTCAGCGCCGCATGGAGCACTGCTCTCGCATCATTGTCCCTTACTGGACGGATGTTACCGAGCGCCAGAAGCAAGTCCCGGCAAAGAAAGGTGCCGCACGCTCCGCGAGCGAAGACAGCAAAGAAGCAGCAGTTTCGAAGCCCCGCCGAGTCCTCCGTGTCGCCCTCCTACCTAAGATGAGGAAGACGATTGAGGCTGCCGACATTACGTTCGGACTCGCGCCGGGTGTTGAGCTGGCCGAGCAGACCAAGATGAACATTGCGTTCACGAAGTTTGCTTCTTGTGCTTTCAACTCCATCGACGACCCTCTGTTGTTTAACTACTTCTTCATGCATGCTCGTGTGATGCTGCTTGGCGATGGTGATCCCGATCTTGACAAACGCCATGAGAAGCACATGAAGGCGCGCTTCGAGTACAGCGCCAAGAACTACGTGCACAAGAACATGGTGAATGCGATGGCCGGCAAAACTGCGACGATCGATGAGGACACTCTCACGGAGTTTCCCATTGGTCCAATGCGACTCCTCAAAATGCTCTGGCAGCGCCATGAGCGTGCCATTGCCACGGACGGCCACTGCGAGGCCATGATGAAGGCTGTCAAGATCGAGTCCCCCGACATGGATGACGACTTCATTCTTGCAGCTATCTCTGGCATGAAGCAGACAGGCACATGGGTGCAGTGCGGTGAGTGGGCAGGCCTGGTGAAAGCCAGGCTTGGCCGTGTGTAGCTCACCTTCTTCGGCGCGGCTGCCGCCGCACGCCACGCCCCGGCAAAGCCCGGGCGGCGGCAGCCGCCAGCTCCTGTTGCAGCAGGAGCGGGACAGCGCAATGTGAGGGTTCCGCCTGGGCCACCTCACTGCAACACACGCGCATCAGTTAGGCGTACCCGAGCCGATATCGGGTTGAGTGCTGCTCCGGGCACTCGCCTCCTCACCTTCTGATGAGTCGGAGGCGCGGTCACTCCAGCCGCGGACAAGACGCAAGCCTGCCAGCGGTCCAAGTGTTGCGGACACAGGCCACAGTAAACGCTGGTACCATCTTCGGGGAGGAGGGGGGCATACGACGACAACCGGACAACATGGTTGTGTGTTCCCCTTCTAGCTCTTGGGCAATGGGCACCCCCTTTATCGAGACACCGACCGGGATATCCTCGTGAGAGGACTCTCGCGGCTGCGCCTTCTGTTACTGTATTATCAGAGGGGTAGGGAGTGGAAGATGGCGACGGGACGTCAGCCCCCTTTCGGTTGGCGAATTCAGTGTGGTCCGAATGGACAGTAGTGGAAGGTCTTAATACATCATGGCGAGGATTGAGCCTCCTCCTGTGGTTGAGGGATTGGAGTGCCTAAGTCGCGCTGGACGGGTACCGCTGAAACTATTGTTAGGCATTCTGCATATGTATATATTACGATGCTGCTAGCAACGTAAGCCCTGCGACAACGGCAGGCAACGGCTAAAGGGTGTCCCTTGAGCGTGGTTATTTATTACACACATTACATCAGGGAGCTCTGTGCAAGCGAGGTCACTCTCTCAGCTCACTCACACATTCAGGGCACGACGGCGAAATGGTGCTCACGAACAAGCAACAGCAAGCGCTTGAGGCAGCTGCGCCCCACGTTAAGGCGGGCCTACGTCGGATGTTCAACGAGCAAAATGCTGGCAAGGTTCCGGCGCGTTCAAAGGCCCCGCGGCCAAAAGCAGCGGCACGTGGGACTGGTGCACAACGGCGCCCGCCAGCACTTCCACGGGCCCCCGTGCCCCGACGTCGCGGAAGGCCGCAGTGCCCGGTACATAACCTATATGATCCGTTGAATCCTTGTCCGGTGCCGACCATGTCATCAGAAGGAAAGGCATTACCGCTTACTTCCCTGACCACAGAGGATTTCATTGTTCATGACCGGCCCGTGCTTCTGATTTGTTCCAACACGGGCGTCAGCGGCACAGTGGGGTATTTGGTGTCGCTTAACACGGACTATTCATTTCCTACTGGGACGACTCCGGTTGTGATCACTCTTCCGATTCTTGCCCAAAGCAATTCTCAGGGAGGTGCATCTTCAGGGAGGGCGATGAAGTTGAGTGTGTCAGTCATTAACGCATCCAACTCGCTGAAGCGCGGTGGTCGTGTGACCTATATAAACTCGTCACAGAGGTTGCCCGGTTACACGTCACCTTCTACAGGCAATTATGATTTCTCTGATGTTGTCAGCGCTATTAAGAACTCACCGTACCGGAGGCGGATTAACGGCGACGTTCTCGCTTCACCGAAGCAACTTACTTCCTATCCCGTCGATTCATCGGCCTACAGCCGCTATTGTTTGTGGCAGGGTACTCTCGACGGAGACGGCTTTCTTGAGCACGTTATGACTGCGTCAAATACCCTGTCTATCCCTTTTACCTTAGAGGGCAATCAGCGGCCCATGAGTTTGATTGCATACGTGTTTGAGCCAGTTACTGACGAGCAGGCATATTCTGTCACAATTCGCGGGTCTTTCTACACACGTTGGCCCTTAACGTCGGTACCGGGTCAGTCAATGCGCCCCACTCCAACAGCACCACCGGCCGTCATCAATTCACATACTGATCAAGCTGAACACACCGCTAACGACCTCGTCCACGTTGCTGAGGGGGGCTTGGCGGCCACGTATGGCCCGTCAGTTGTGAAAGGTATTCAAAGTGCGTGGGGAGCTCTCACTGGGGTTGGCGAGGCAGCGGCAGCTGTAGGGGAAGCAGTTGCGCCCTACGTCGAATTAGCTGCTCCCCTACTATAGGCATGAGCCACCCGTCGCGGGTGGGTTGTGAGAGAGGCACCTTGTACAGTTCTCCCGCCGCCAAGCGCGGCGGTCGTCACTCTACCACGAAAACTCTTACAAAAATTTC